GCTTGATCTTCACATTCAGGATGTGCATAGAGCGTTTTGAGTTGTTCTGATCAGGCCGGGCACAGGTGTTCACATCCGGGCAGACGAGATGAAGAAGGAACGGATTTGACAGATCCACTCCTCCCCAAATGCCGTTAGCCAAAATTGATATTCTGTTGGCATCACTAACGTGTGCCCAAGTCGAATCGGGACTCCCATAACTCGGGTTTTCATACCACACCGTATGGCCTCCAAAGATAGCGCTGGGATCATGCTCAGGGCTTGTTCGTCGTCCATGTTTCAAATCCACTACGACAGGATCAATCGAGTCATTCGGGAGCGGAACTTGCAATCTATTGACCTCGCCTGCGCCATAATCCGCATGCCTGCCCCAACGGTTAAAACCGCAATCGTCGGGATCTGCTTTGTGGCAAACTAGCACTTCGGCATAGTAGGAATGGAAACGAGAAACGAAGCCGCCGCCCGATCCAATCGTCCCATCGCCACCCCTAGAAAGAACTGGCATCCCAAGGAAATGGGCTTGTACCCGAAAGGCTTTTATGAATAGAACGCTCGACGTATTGCGAGGATCAGAGGGATCGATGTCTCTGTCCACGAACCACTTGTAACCCTCGTGCTTCGTGGCATTCTCATCCAAGGTTTCCCACGGATAGGATATTTCGCCACCGGCCAATACATAGAACTGCGTCCCGAATATGTCATCGACCAAACGTGGATCGTCACCGTGTTCGTGACCAATCTCTTGAGAAAGCGAGTGCCAGTCTCTTGATGTGTGGCCGCTCGGAATGGACGTGCTGGTGGGCGGAACTGGCGTATCTGTAAGTGGGATAGGCGTCGCTGTTGGGGTTGCGCTCAAATCAAGGACCGAGAGACTAAGGATGGATAGCGGGTGTTGATTGAAAACATATCGTCCCTCCTCCAGGTTGTATTCGCCAGGAGGCAGTGCCGGTCCCTGTGCCAATGTATCAACTCCAAAAATAAGTGCAACCAAAACAGATACGCCTAACAAGTAATTGATTACTCGCTTCATTTGATCTCCTATCTTAATAAATGCAGATCTCCGAACCGAAGCTAGGCCAGCTATTAAGCTGACCTAACCTCGACCTGAATGGCCTAGCCCCAAGCCGAGGCTAGGTGAGCAGGATTAGCCCGTTCGCACCCCACTGGAGGGTGTAGTCACCGCCGTTGGTGGCGGTAGTGCCTAAAACCCAGTAACAAATCAGCGGATCGACCGGTCCGGTGGGAGTCGTATTCCAATGGATGATGTGGCTTGGAGTGGCCGGTGATAAAGGCCCAAGTGAAGTCCAAGTTTCATCCGTTCCATCATACTCTGCCCGATCAGAGGCCGTATTGACCGTGACCGCCTGACCCGCAAGTACCTGACCACCTGCGGTGTAGCCGCTCGCCGTGCCATATTCGGTGGAGCTCACCCCGGCTGTCGCAAAGATCACGTGCGTGTCGATATTCGGGGTGTACGCGGTATGGAGTGTCGATTGGATCGTGTCTCCACCTGCTCCGATGTCATGGAACTTCTCCAAGATATCGGCTTTGAAGATGTTATAAACGACGCCGTCACCTTCTGCCATGCTTAGTCTCCTAAGTCTTCAGCGGCTGCTTCCGCTGCAGCTTCTGCGATAATGGCCCTGCCTTCGGCGATCATGGCCTTACCTTGTACTCTCGGACTACTTGCGATTTTCTTGGCCTTCGCCACTCCAGCAGCACGGAACTCTACCTGGAGCTTGGCCTGTTGACCCGCGATGTCGTTACGATGAGCTTCAAGTTCGTCGATCGACATCGCTTCGAGCTGTGCTTTGGTTGCCATCACTTTCCTTTCCTCGTTATGGGGACGTAGAACGTTTCCCCGCTGTCCGGATCATGGTCGTACACATAGTCGACACCTAGAGTCCCTTCAAGGACACTCTGATTACGGTTTAGCAAACGACCCGTCTTTCCTTCGATACTCAGGGACTCCAGAGCAACTGTTTGACTTGGTTGAGGGGTTCCTGCCTCTATTACCCCCGCTTCCGTCATGAATGATAGTGACTTCATCTTGATGATCTGAGGAGGAGGTTTACCCTCTTCTAAATCCAACAGCTCTTGAGGCTGCGATGATGTCACCAGAGACTGGACCTTTCCAAAGATCTTAATCTTGGCCCGCTGGAACCAATTACGGTCTCCTTCTCGTCCGTCAAGGATTATGCCCTTGGCTTCACCCATACGGACTAGATCTTCAGCGACGACTCTCTGTTGCTGTCGTGCTTGTACCATCTTAATGTCGCTATCGGATACACCCTCATGCTGGAGGCTAAGGATGAGCGCACGAAGAGCATGCAAGCGCGTCCAAGCATTGAAGGCTTCTGAGGATGCTTTTCTACCTTCCTCCATTGACTACCTCCTTCGCAGAACCGTGGCTAGTGCTATCGTGCCTAGGCCAATACCAAGTGCTACACCAGCAGCTAGAATGAAGTTGGCCATACGGTCAACCGCCTTGACTAGCGAACCGAGTTCGAAGATCCATCGGTCTTCGTCTATCTGTGATTGTAGAGCACCGCTAGGAGGAAGTAGTTCATCAAAGTCGATGTTAACGTTCACATCTCCACTGCCGCACCCGCCACAACAAGCATTTCCGCAGCCTGTGCCTTTATACTGATAGTCACAGCCCGATAAGACTTCTGGTGTTGGTGTATAGCCACACTCGGGGATCGAGAATGTTGAAGTCGGTGTTAAGAACGGTGGTGTCTCGCTCGACTTTGGAGTGTTGCTCGGCCTTGGCGTATTGCTTGGCTTAGGCGTATTCGACGGCTTCGGAGTGTTACTGGGCTTTGGCGTATTACTCGGCCTCGGAGTATTCGTCGGAGGCCTCTTCGTAGCCGTTGCACTAGGATCCGGAGTCTCAGTTGGCGTGTCCTTCGTCGACGTTGCCGTTGGAGACTTAGGCGTATTCGTCGGCGTAACTGTTGGCGGCTCATCGGTTACCGTCCCCTTCGGTGTTGGTGTATTCGATGGTTGTGGAGTATCACTGGGTGCCGGTGATTTAGTTGGACTTCCCAATCTATAAGCCCAGTGAGAAAGACCACATGGTTTATCCACACCAGGAGGAGGCCATTCATCAAAGATTCCTCCCGTACAACCTTGGCTGTTCTCTGATCCTGCCTTGAAGCAGTACTCGACTGCTCCCGGTACAGGAACGAAGTTGCCGTTGTCGACCTTTATCCAGCCGTTACCATCAGAACAGACTGGTTCCGCCGCAGCAGGAACGACCGCATAAAACATCCCGATGAGTGCCAAAGGGATTAGAGCTAAGAACGGAATATACTTTTTCATTTTACTGTCCTCCTGTTCTCAAATTTATCCAGAGAAGCAGTCCCTCAGCCAAGCCCAGGATGAGCGCTACTACCGCTCCGGTCGTCCCTCCTGAGACTTGTGCCGCACGCTTTGATCCATTGATCTTGCCGGCTAATGTTTCCAACTTTCCTTCATGACGATCGACATCCCTGCGTAGGCTTGGTAGCTCTGCCTGAATCTTGGCAATCTCGACCGAGTTCCCATTAGCTGTGTCTGCGGCTTCCTTAGCTTGAGCATGTGCCTTTTCGGCCGCATCTTTGGCTCCGTTCGCAGACGTTGCCGCTCTTTCGGTCGTTACCTTTAGATCAGTAATGGCCTTTAATACATCGTCATTACTTGCCATGAACTCCTCTAAGAGTCGATTACACCTCTGGCTAACAAGTCATCGCTTACGATCTGCCAGCGCTCTGCCGCCGTCATCTCCAGGAAGTCCTCCTCCTGGGGTGGAGGTGGCGCCGGAGGAACCCCTGGTGCATCCCTTATCACATTATAGACATCAGGCGTCATCGGTGGTCTCGTTACAGAGTCCCAGTGCCATGTTGAGAATCCAGGCAAGCCGTGATGTTCTACCCTAGCGATGAAACCTTGCCAGTCTGCTTCCGTCGGAAACCAGTCCCCTGCAGGATATGCTCCGCCCGAGGGTAAGGTCGGAAGTGGTTCGATTGCGAACTTCTGATACAGGTTATTGTAGTCAACTAGTGCCGAGTCGAGCTGTGCTGACGGATTATGTGAACGCACCCAGTAATGCTGGAATGTATTGAAGTCGCACTCCCGCAGGAAGGGTTCATAGGCCACTTCCGGATGTATGCGCGGGAAGCGGTAAGAGGAGAAGCCGAGTAGGAAGTCGTCGCCTCCTTCTGCCCGAAGTGCGTTCATGTATGAAAGGGCAGTTGGTTCTAGGCCCGGTTTCTTCCAGTTCCTGTTGTCTTGATGGTAGCCCTCAATGTCAAGAACCAATCCAGCCATACCAAGTGCTTTGCAGCGAGCAACGTGTGCCTTGGCTTGATCTTCCACATTGTATATGAAAGGCCAAGTCCACCCCAGGCACTGAATGCCCACGTTCTGCAGAGCAGCGACGACTGGAGGAAGAAGGTCCTCCTCAACTCCGCCCGACCAGACAGGCCAATTTCTCCACTTCACATTGTAAAGGAACGGACCATCGTGTGTCTTTATGAAGACATGTGACAGACCAAGATCAAGTGCAGTTTGCACAATCTTGTCGACCTGGACATTATCGACGTCGCCGCCATGTAGTGTGTAGACTTTCCAGATCCACACTCCCTTTCCTGATATCATCGTTGGTGCCTCCGGTATCCCTTCCGTGTGAAGGGTTCCTTCTATGTGGACGTTCTCGAAGCGAGCATTCCAGGTCATGGAATCTCGTATCTGATCCTCAAACGCAGCTTGTCGCCATCGCCAAAGGGAGCGGGCTTCGTACCTTGAAAATCCTTTCCAGCAAGGGTTACACGTATGCCGAAACTTAGCGTCCCTCCGGGCTTACCCCACCAACAGGCTCCTTCTTTTTGATTGTCATGACCTCCATACCAAGCAAAAGCAGAACCAGCAGCGTCACCGCCTTCCGGTCTTGCTTCAAGATCTGCCATAAGATCGGTCGGTTGGAAATACCAGAAGGCTGTGCTTCCGCCAAACTTGGTCGTCGTTCCTGGCTGAAGAATGATGGTCAAATCGACCACCTTATCACCGATCTTCTGAGCGCGTGCTCGTAACAGACCATTTCCGATATCGGGATGTCCATTACCGCCGTTGGCCTTCCAAAGCACCGGCGTATCAAAAGGATTACCGGCTTCGACTGGAGGGGGTGTTCCTCCATTACCCGGAGGGGGATCTGGAATCTCGATGTCCAGATCGATGGTACCTTCCAGGTCTCCTTTGAGTGTCGCTGTAAAGTTGGTCATTGTTTCCTCCTATATTCCTGCTAGTAATATCTGGTTTCCAGGGCCTGAGTCTCCAAAGGCCATGAATGCAACATTACGGTTTACAGAGTCTGCGTCATCCATTTTGAAAGTAAAACCAAGGGGGTCGATTGTAACCAGATCCGCTTCAGCTACTGTTGAACCCCCATTATCCACGTGTTTATAGAACATCGTTGTTTCTTGACCCCAGACACCGGTAGCTCCGCCACCTGAACCGGAAGAAGCGTTATCGTGCCAGTTACGCCATGAACATCCTCTATCCAGAGCACCTGTGGCCCAACCGAACGTATAGGCTTCACCAGCGAAAGCACTATCGCTCAGGAAAAATATGGCATCTGGCGGGAATCCTGGAGTAAGCACCGACTCATTGCTGAGGTCTGTTCGAGTCTGGAAGCTGTTCATGTGAACATCATCTAAGTTCATCGCCAACCAGTAGTGGAAATGAGAGGCCTTTCGTTCTAGCCAGTTAATCGTAAAACCGTTCGAGTTGAAAGAGACGAAGTCTGCCCGAGAGTCGTTATTTCGCGTGTTAAAGGTGTGTCTCATTGCTCCCAAACACTCTGTCAGAGACAAGCCTCCAGCAGCAACACTATAGTTGTTACAGGTTCCGCAATCCGAACCCTTGTTCGAGACTCCTTGATTCGCCCAGCCTCTGTTCGAAGCTCCTGTTGCTATACCGATGGCCATGTGTCTACCAGTATCTACAACATTATGCGATTCTTTTGATGCTGTACCAAAGATCACACCATTGGGTGTAAACGAAGTTGATGTAACAGATTGATTGCCTGTTGCACCTGGCTCCGTTAAGACACCCGTATCAAAGTCTCCCTTAGAGAAAGCGATATAGTCTACGCTCTCGGATGTAGCAAATTGATCGTCGACCACTAAGGTAAAGCCGTTGCTATCGAATGATTGCAAGTCTAGCTTACCGTTCAGAGTTGTATCGTTTGTCATGTGTGCGATACAAGCATCGTTGGTTCCATAAGAACCATCGTCACCAGAACTAGTACTACTCCGCTTGCCCATGGTGACTGTCCAACGATTTGAAGTGCCTACCGCTACACCGAAACCGTCTTCAGTCATGAAGATAATACACTTGGGCGTAAAGTCTAGGCCTGTCTCGACGACAGTGGTGCTAACGGCGCCCGTTCCAGTCAGAAAGTTTCCAGTAGCGATCGTCATTATTTACCCATCAGTGGGTTCATTACAGGATCGATGACTAAAGTCTCTATATAGGCTAGAAGGTTTATCTGAGCCTGTAGTTCTCGAAACTCAGCACTCTCTCTACCGTGTTCTTGCTCGATAGGAGCACGTCTTCGAGAGAGTTCATCATGCATCTCACGGACGTGAAGCACCACATCTTCAGGAGACTTATTCACCTCGTAACCATAGATGGGCGCTTTCATCCAGGGATGGTCTGCTGGTATCGTTAACGTAGTGAGTGCGTGTGTCATCCCGAGCCAGAACAGGACACCTTCCTTCTGCCAGGCATAAGGCTCATCGCCCGTGACTCCATAAAGTCCGACCTCGTCGGCTCCTAGATAAAGAGCTAGAGCCATCGCTTGCGCGACTGAACAGGTGAGAAGAGCGCAGTGACCGCATGAGTCACCTTTGATTCCGTACCTTCTAATAATCTGCATTAGAGGGTATTCCTCGGACGCAGGATAGTCCACATTGGTACCTTGCATGTAGATGTGTTTGTCAGGAGGAGACTCCTTCAACCACTGAATGTGAAATGGACCGTTCAGAAACTCCATCAGTTCTGACGGATGTATTTGGATCCATCGATCCCATCTACGATAGAGAGGTAACCCCACTCCATCATTGAAGAGGTGATGAGCATTCAGGCCCCAAATCTCCCAGGACTCGTCCTCCCAAGGGATGGCGTCCCTCCCAATGGGAGCTGCTCCTACGATCGCTACTTTTAAGGGACTTGACTCTTTACCGTTATCGCTCATACTTAACCTAATCCGTACAGCGTTGCTCGAGATCCAGCTTTCCAGTTAGACCCGACACCAGGAACCAGAGTTATGCGATTAATGGCGGCCACATCTACCCAGGTACCATTACCGAATGTGTTGATAGTGTCCGTGGTAGTAGCGCTCTTTGTAAATCCTCCTGATGCAAAAGAGTGTTTGTTCTTGCTTCCCGTGTAGTCGGGAATGTGGATCGAACCCACTGCGTACTCATCGGCAAGGGAAAGAGTATCGCCAGCGACCTCCAGTACCTCCATTGCCGTAAAAGATAGACGCTCTTGGGTCGTGAACTGGGCACTGTGGAACAACTGGGCACGAGCAGAATGATACTTAGCTCCGGTGTCGTTGTTGAAGTACATAAGAACCGAGTCGACCTCGGACACGCGGTCAGTACGAACAGAGATTCTGATCAATAAGTGCCGGAAATCCTGAGAAATGCTTTGAAAATCGAAGCTCGGGGCCGCTGTACCAAGCACCTTATCCTCAATCTCTACCAAGCCACGAGGCTGAGCCAAAGAGAGCAGGAAATCTACATCTTCTCGTAGAGACTTGAGATTTTCAGCAACCTGTGCTTCCGAGTCAAAAAGTGGATCGATTGGTGTTTCTTTTGGCATAACCATTTAAGCCACCTCGAATGTGAAATGTAGAGCCTCGGACGTTTTTTCACCTGCTTCAACTACTATGTCGACCGACTTAATCTTCAGAGCAACATCCACTCCCGCAAACTGTGCTTGGACCAGATCTCCCCAAAAGTAGTGAAGACCGTAGTGCTGATGTGGCTGTTGTACCACCCTAAAAGTTATCTTCTCCCTAGGCAGATGATCGTCTAATACCTTATCTGCCCTTGCTTGTAGTGCCGCCGTATCACCTGACGGTTCATTTGAAGCATTAACAGTCTGTTCTCGATCGTTCCAAGGCGAGTCCCCTTGAAGGGGGATATCTTCTCTGATCTCGAAGTCTCTGTTTGCCCCCTCTCCTCTTCCTAAAGCGACCGCTACATTGACCTCGGAGTTCCGGACCTTAGAGTAGGCCGCTTCGGTCATAGTCTGGTTCTCGACCGAGAATATAACCGGCACATTACCCGCTCCATTTAGACCCGTTGCAGGTACGAGACCTACCGTTGAGCGGTCGGTTCCACGGAGAGAATAAGTCTTGAATTGAAAGAGTGCAGCTCCATTTCCTTCCACATCGAAGTCGAGGCCTGCCACTGGTGCTACATCTTGCAAAACACTAAGCAGATTCTTATAGGTCCGGCTTCCTGACCAGGAAGATCCTCCAGCTGCATCGGCTTGCAACGAGAACCCAGTCATATTGCCGTCTCGAAATCTACCATTAGAGATTAGTGCCAAAGGTCCAATGTTCTCGTCAACGAACTCCTTCATGACGGTCTCACCGGGACCAGACTTTTTAACTTCCGGTTCTCCCGCAAAATAGAGAGTAGATCTGCGTTGTAAAAGTTCGACGTAAGAGAACCCATGGGTTCTCCAACGATTTGCTCGATCTTGAGTCGTGGTCTCCGTTGGCGTCCTATGTAGTCCTTCAAACTCCAGGTATGGCGCCAAGCCGACCGTTCTATTCGATCTCCAGATCTCGACCTGGAAATCGAGATCGAAGAGATCTACTCTCGTATCTCCAGCATTCATCTCCAGAACGTAGATGCCTTTACCGTTGATCAAGTGTGAGTAGGCTAATCTCTGAAAACCTCCTTTATCATCCAGGATCATAACATTTGATCCTGTCGTATCTTTAACACGAATCTCGTACGCGAGCGACATTAGAGCTTAGTAACTTCAAGTAGTACTGTAACTGCTGTAATAGTGGCGGGAGCAGGAGTTGTGGCCACATCTGGTCTCATCCAGTCTCCTCGAAGTAATCTAGTAGTCCAACCGGTAAGTGTCGTGTCTTCATCCTTGATGGCCGACGATAGTGAGATCGGGGCTGAGGCAACTATCGTATCGGCTACCGTTGGTGGATAGTTGGCAAAAGAGTCGACCCAGAGATCTATCTCGATAGTTCCAGACACATCCGCGACCGTCTGTTGAGCAAGGATCTCGGCATCGAACTTGATCGGAATGTTGATACCGGTCTTCTCTTCGGCCGCTATCACAGTTCCAGCACCATCGATGATGAAGGCAATCTCGGTGAACCGCTGAGACCCTGGAAAGAGTTCGACCCAGTTAGAGCCGTCGAACTTGAGCATGATATAGCGGTCGACGTCGATTAACCACCAGTCCTGGTCTCTAGCTAGAGCAAGATTACCTGCACCATGATCCAGCTGGACCTCGTCCCCGGGTGCAGGACGAAGAGTGATGACTTGATCTGTGTAGCCACCGTTGATGGTGGTAAGAATATCGACCGCCGGTGTTCCTTCATTAGTAACTTCTACATCGGTCGTTCCGTGCTGAATGGTGATGGCACCGGAAACGATCGTAACTGATAGAGGAGGTGCGCGAAGAGAGGACAGAGACGAGACTGCGAAGTGTCTGTTATCAGTAACAGTAATGTTACCGGCATCAGTGATAATCAGCTCTGCTAATTCTACATCCCATGTTGTTCCATCAGACTGAGTGATAGCTGGCTTGGTTGGTGAAGGCGCTTGAGTGCCAGCGACTACAGCGATGCGAACTGTTTGAGCAACCCATCCCTTACGCAAGACGATCACGTCTATCCGCGAGTTACCCGTGGTTGGCGTCGATATGGACTTTGTCTCCGCAGCGGTACTCTCATAATATTTACCATCAACAAGCGCCGCTCCGGTCGCTATACTGACAGGCGATGTCACACCAGATACAGCCAACTCGTTGGCGAAACCATTGATGACGCCTTCTTCTGCTCTATCTAAAGTATAGAGCTTGCGCCAAATATCGGACCACTGATCGTCAGAATAGGTCCCTGCGTCACCACCACCGGTCTCTGGCCAAGGGATTGAAGTTTCGGTCATGAGTTGCTCCTAGATTCCAACATAGCGGTTGAAAAACTCGATCGAGATCTCCGAGGTCCCTGGCGTCATGCCTCCCGCCGAGAGTTGAAAGTTATTGGTTCGATTCAGAGTGCCATCGATCGGAGCTGCTACATGGAACGTTGATAGATCTGAGTCGGTCGAGAGAGTTCCTATGAGATTGTTTGATGGTACCGCATCGTCGAAGATCCGCTTTGACCCCGGTGTTAGTTCTATCGTCACTATGACACCAGAGGCGATCGTTGTTAAAAGCTTGATCGACTGCACGATTTCATTGTTGGTGATTATTGGGTTGGTCATTGGCCCGGTTAACTTGATCGTTGGATAGGCCTTCCAACTACCCATGTATATAATGGCTATACCCTCGTTTACAATAGACGAGGAGAACTTGATCGGAAACCCTATAGGAAAGCCGAGTTCGCCTGTACCACTTGGACCTGCGGTAAAGGTACGGAGAGTGGGTTCCCACCAAGTTGGGTCTGAGGCCTTGAGTGCTACGATGTCGATCATAGCATCACCCCGGTGTCCCCTTGATCCAAAATTTAACTCACCTGCATAGTGACAGTCCAGCTGACGAACTTTTCCATCCGGTAAAGTTCGGCGATAAAGTAAGGATTTCTCCTGTGGCACGAATATTCTTAGGAGCTTATCACGGAAAGTATAGTGCTCTGTAGGATTATCCGCAAATGCTCCAATCTCCACTGCTATGATGCGAGGTCGGAGTTGAAAGCCCACATCTGTTACACCGTCTTGATTGGGTCCCGATACAAATTTTCTCTGTGAAGGGGCCATACCATGGCCCTCGTCGGACAAGTGTAGGAAATCGACTCGATCCGACACATCATAGGTGATGCCTCCGACAACAATCTCGGTCTTAGTTAGCGCCACTATGCCGCACTCGCATTCAGGGTGCGCTGGATCCGTATCCAGTCACGGAGAGGAATGTCTCCAACATCTGGGAGTACTGTTCTTAACTCCCAGTGATTGTGTACTTCTTCAGTCCTGCGAGAGACACCACCACCTCGACCTGCGAAATCCAGCTCCGCCCTAAAGGCAGGAAGTGCCATATTTGACAGATCACCCATGGCGGCAGTGATGCCTCGTATACCCATCTCGAGCGGTGTTGGAGAGCCTGGAGTCATCCAAGAAGGTAGCTTAATGCTCCGGATCGTGTCTGCCAGATCGCCGAGCCAGTCGACCAAAGACTTAACAGCGTCGACGATGCCGCCGACTCCGGTGATCAAGGGCTGAATTATGTTTTCGTTAAGCCACTCTAAAATAGGACCGAGCGTATCACCGACAAACTCGGATACAGTTTCGAATATAGGCATGAGGTGGGCTTCGAGAAAGTCAACGACTCCCTTGATGGCTGGCTGTAGTATGTTCTGCCAGATACCTGCCATAACAGTCAAAGCCACAGACAAAACCGCTGTAATCACATCGGCTATGCCTCCTAGAATAGGAAAAACGACATCTCTAAACCATCCGATCACGACTTTAACAGCAGGAAAGAGAACATTATTCCAGACATCGGTCAAAAACTGAAGGGCAGCTGGGATAACAACCTGTAATATCTCCTTCATTGTCTCGAACGCCGGTTTCAGTTGATTTTCCCAGACAGCATCGAAGAAGTCACGAATGCCTCCCCAGTTACCTGCCCAAGCAGCTCCGAGTAAAGTAATTGCCCCGACTATCAGGCCGATAACTATGCCAACAGGATTAATAGCCGCCGCAATCGCTAGTATTCCACTCACTATAACCGCTGAGGCGAGTACTGCCCCTAGAGCCACAAAAGCTCCAATGATAACCTCTTTGTTGTCCATGAACCACTGGAAGGCCGGTTTCAGAAGGTTGTTCCAGACGTTAGTCAACGTCGTGATGGCCTGAGGTATGAAGTCCTTCAGCCAGGGTACAAACTTTTCAAGGGCCGGTAAGATGTGTCTGTTAAAGGCTTCAGGAAGGTCCTTGGAGAGTTGGTCTATCCAGGGTTTCAGTTCCTTGATGACATCTTGTACGATCGGTAGAAGTTGGATACCGATCTCTTGCCAAAGATCCCGAACGATGTTCTTAAAGATCTCCATCTGAGATGACGTGGTGCCAAAGCGGAGATTTGCCTCGGTCTGGAGAGCGTTGTTGTCTTCCCAGGCCTGATTAGCTAAATCCATGGTTTCCGTGATGAGCGGACCTGCTCCGGCCAGTGAGAGCATGGACTGTTTAGTGCGCTCGTTACCAAGTCCGAGATCGTCGAGGAACCCGATAGCTTTTTCTGTGTCTTTACCCAGACCAAGGATGAACTCCTCAAAGGCCTGTCCTGCATCGTCACGGAAGAGCTCAGCAAACCCCTCTGCCGTCTTTCCTGTTATCTCTGCGAAGATTTCCAGGTCTTCGCCGCCTTCAGCTACCGCCTGAACCATCGATAGCAATGACTTCTGTACGGCTGTACCACCACGTTCTGCTCTTACACCCACTGAGGAGAGTGCGGCGCCGATCGCAAGGACATCGGCTTCTGCCAGACCTGCAATAGCACCCGAAGCAGCGATACGTTCACCGAAGCGTGTGATCTCTGATTCAGTAGTGGCAGTGTTGTTGCCGAGCGCCACAATGACATCACCAACCGCTCTGAAGTCATCACCGCTTGTTTGCATGACGTTCGCAAATCGGGCCAGGGCTAGTGCTGCAGAATCGACCGAGAGGTCAGTGGTTACACTAAGTTGTGATATTATTTCTGTAAAATTAAGGAGGTCGTCTTCGGCGATGCCTAATTGACCACCGAGTTCACCAATCCGCATGAGTTCCTCAACAGCGATTGGTGTTTCCTTCGCCAAGTCTCGGAAGCCTTGAAGGACTTCTTCACCCTGTTCACTGAGATCAAAGAAGCCAGTACCGAGGGACTTGGTTGTTTTAAGGACACCAGTGAAGGCATCTTCGAGAGACAAAGCCTCGGTTACGGCTTTTTCGCCCATCTTGATGGCCAGAGCGCCAGTGGCGGCAGTAATCAAGCCTATGGCAAGAACAGCTGCAAGAGAAACCTTGGCAACGGTAGCTCCGAAGCTCGCAAACGAGCTGCCCATATTGTCGAAACTATTTCGGGCCATTCGTTCGCCTTTATCGAGATCCTTACGCAGTTGTGAGAGGTCTGCGCGAGTCTCTAGAGTGGCCTCACCTAGTGATGCGATGACTGATCCTTCCTAACGACATAAATGCCCCTGCTATTCGCCCACTTCTCAAATTTGTCTGGGTCCTCTTCCTCCACCTCATAAGTAGGAGGTTCGAACTTCAGACGTGGACGAGCAGCCCGCATGGAGCTGATGAACTTCTCCCGTGGTCCTTTCTTCATGTGGGGAAGTTGGACGATCGTAGCTTCCAACAAAGCTTCCTCCGCTTGAAGACCAGGTAGAGAGTCTACCAGTTCCCTAAGGATGCGGTACGGGGTTGTAAGTACTTCTCTGGGGCTCAAGTGATAGAAGCGGACGAGCCGAGAAAGCGTTATGCCGGGGCTTTCTCTCGCTCTTGCTCGTCCTCTACCACTTCCCCCGAGGTACCTTCCTCATCCAAGCGGTGTCTTTCATTCCACCACTCGATGATCTTTGCCTTTCGGGCAAGATTCAACCGATCCAGAGCTTCCTCGGGCATATCTGGCAGAATGACTTTGACGAAGATCGTGGCTGTGACCTCCATCTTCCTCGCAGACTGTACGTCGTGAGGGTTGTCTCCTAAAGCCTTGAGAGCCTTTTTAAACTCGGCCTCGGCCTTGGAAACGATAGCAAAAGTTTCCGCGTCGAAATCCTCCGGGTTCAGGAACGTGATTTCTTTCCCGTCTGACAAAGTGAAGGTATCTATCTCCTCGGGGAAGAGATCCGTGAAATCCAAATTCATTGTCACGGCATTACCTCACTTATTCGGCTATGCTGTTTGTGCTACCAAGAATCCCATCTTCTGGTTGGCTGTTGCTGTACCTGGGTCCATCAAAGCTAGTGCCACGCACTCATGCTCTACTCTGCCTTCCTTCGAGAACACGAGCTCCGGCTCTGACTCAAAGATGAACCTCGGAATGACCAGTTGTGCAGGAAAAGCACCATAGGGGCTAGCTAACAGTCCCTTAAAGAGCCCTGCATATTCAGTCGGATGTCTCCCACGAATTAACGGGAGTGTCGATATAGCTGGCGGACCTGTTGCCGAGACAACATCACCGGAAGCATTCAAGTGCTGAGCTAAAGCCTCCAGCGTAGCATTGACTACGGTAAACGTTCCTCTAATGAACTCTTCTGGGCGGACTGCCTTCACTGGACCTTCGCTATCGTTGTCCATGAAGGTTTCCACTCCGCCTTCGAAAGCCCATGTCTGATCACCAGTAGTTGGCCCGAAGACGGCCCAGTTACCGGCCGGCGTCACATCGACGGCTGGTACAGCTTCGCCGACAGGAGCCAGAAATACGGTCAGAGGGATTCCTGCTAACTGATTGTGCGGTATTTGACCTGCCATTGGCTACTCCTTATGGTACTACGCGTTCGTCGACGAAAGCTCGGACAAACGTCAGGATAAAAGGCGATTCTAGATCTGTGTCGTACAGCTGCACTGGCCCTGTCAGAGCGATCATGAAGTGTATCAGCGCTACTGTCGAATCTTCTAACGTTACTGTTTTTCTCTCGGTGTTTCTGACGAGATCTGCGAAGACTCTCCAAACTTCTCCACACTCAATATAGCTCGCCCCATAGCAGCGTATCTCAAGACGGAGATCCTGATTCTGAATATAGATGTCCGGTGTTCCGCCATCTATTCTTACGGTAAGAGCCTTCGCAGGTGGCTCGCCCCATGACATCGACTTCCCAAACTGTTGCCTTACAGAGACTCGATCGTCTACTTGCTGTTGTATTGTCGGGTCCGAGGCAAAGTAACTAATAATGGCTTCATTGACATCGATCATCTAAGTGAACCGTGGTGCGTGTGCCTCGATGGTCTTTGATAATTGAGGTAGTGTCTGCTCATACGGTATTACTAGAAACGGTACTGCATCCATCCGGGATGTTCCCTGATGTAAATAAATAGCGTAATCCTGACCGGACCCCAGAACTGCTCGGAATAGATCTGCTTCCCAGATCCCTTTCGGGAACCCACCCCTCTCAGGAGATCCGAAGCTCGGATCTACATGGTCTGCGAACCAGTTATAGCTCGGCTCGTCGACATGAATAGAGCGTTGAAGTGATCCTGTATCGAACCCGTGACCAGGATAGAGGAACTGCTTGCAGTTGTCCTCGACCTTTCCTAGGAAGTCAATCATACCTTCTTCAATGCCTTCCTTAGCTTCTTCGGTTACGGACTCACCTCTCCATTCAAGAGTGAAAGTCAATCTTCGTCCTCTTCATCATACGGTACCTCTTCCGGTTCCGGAGTTGAAACATCTTCCAGACCTTCTGCTTGTTGTTCTAGGAACCGTTCAACGACGAAAGGCTTCAAGGCACGAAGAGGCATGTCGTAGCCCCTGGCCACACCGATCTCAATCACCTTGTCACGGTTGATCTTCTGTAGATCCTCTTCAGAGTACAGAGTGTCATCCGCGGCTATCGCTCTTCGTTCTGCTTCTTCCTTGAACGCTTGTTGACCCTGATAAGTAACTGGATCCGGGGCCGTCCTGGGTTCCAGAGTGAGGGCTTCTCGCTCTATGAAAGTGTCGCCGGAACTCAACTCTAGTCCTCCAAGGGCGATGGCCTCCGCAATTCCCTTCCCCGTTGCTACGGCAACCAATTTCCAGGCATCATACTGTTCATCAGTGAAGTAGATCTGTAACTGGGCCATTACTCTCCTAACTAGCTAGCTCTAACGATAATAGCTTGTGTTCGACTCCTGGTACTGGTCTGTCTACAACGCTCTTGACCACGAAGTTCCGTTGGTCGAGTGTGGCGCCGGTCTCATCACCTTTGTCGATTATGGTCGTTATCCTGTCGTTCTCTGCTATTCTAGCTGTCGGCTTCAAGATCAGATGGTAGTCGGTTATGACCAGTCCGGAAGCATCCGCAGTGGCCATAGTCTTTTCCATCATCTCGATCAAAGAGCACTCAACTTCTGTCTCTTCTCGATCCCAAGCTCCTCCAACTTCTCCGTATTTATCTTTTTCGTCGATCTGTCTCTCAATAGTGCATGTCTGTATGAAGAGACGATCGAACGGCCGATTAACAGGGCTCACAACCTAATAGCCGCTACCGTGACAGTTGTTACTCCTGAGAAGTCTACGTAGAGTGCACCATCTGACTGATTGTACTGTGACGTCGGGAAAGGTCCACACCACATGTCGATTCCAGCACCGACTGCGACCACACGACCAGTATTAGCTATACCCTGTTGGTCTATCGTTCCCGGGATCAAGAAAGTGACGTTGATGCTTCCACCGCCACCGTTGCTGATGTAAACGAACACATCACCATTATTAGGTATAGACTCACCGCCAGAGTTCGCGGCTTCTGTGAGATCAGGATCTAGGCCCGCACGTACAATCTGTTGTACTGCCAGAGCTGTTCTAGCCATGTTTGCTCCTTATTTGAGATCTTCTATCCACCGTCTCTCAGCCAGGTCAAAGAGGCTATTGTCTGGACCGCCTATGGAAACGAAAGGCCCTTCCTGTTCCTCTTCGAGCTCTTCAAGAGACTCCGCTTGTTTCAGGATGGCGTCTGCCAACCTTCCTAGATCAACTTCAACGTCATCGAGCTTATACTTCTGCCACTTTGCCAGCAGAGTCTTTGAGCTGGCTATTGCTCGTAAACAGAGAGCCGTGGCTAGATTAAGACTGCTACTTGCTTGCCCGAGCATGGAGGATATCTCTTGGTCTGAGAAGAAAACCGTCCAATCCTCCCTGTTCGCATAAGTCTCGGATGTTGCACCAGGCTTTGTCAGATCAGTGTCGTTGATCCGAAGCCTTATCTTGCCTACATCCGTTGCCGGATCGTAGGTAAACTTAGGTGAAGCTGCCATATATGATTGCTAGGGCCAGGCGTCCGGAGGCGTCGCCCGGCCCAGTTTCTTGCATGTTCCCCGATTCAGGTCAGATTTTGACCTAGGCGTGAGCGTAAAAGATACCTCTGAAGTCTGTTACACCTTCAAAGGTCGCGTCGTCCCATCCACCGATGATGTTCAAGACCATGAACTCAATCTCGCCATTTTCGAAGTCACCTGTGAGCCAGGATGGGCTTCCCAAAGAGCCAGCGCCCGAGAATGGAACCATATCCGGGGCCTTCAGGTACACTGTTGGCCTCGGGTATCCTCGGAGACGAGCTACCGTTACTGCTGGGATGTCCGAAGGGTCTGCGAACAGGTACCAGTCCGTGGTCGTGGCGATGTATGGATCCGGACGCCACTGGAGTAGTCCCTGCGTAACGCGAGGCATTAGGGCATTCGTTCCCGCAGGATCGAAGCCGGCCAGGATCTCGCGCATAGTTAGTTCGTGGATCGGATGTGTCACCACAAAGCGGGGAGTGACCAGGAGGGGGTTGCCCTTCGCATCTGTGCGGTTCAGGAACTTCTCGTAAGCGCTCTTCAGGCCGGCTACGTCGATGTTCAGAGAGTCGCCGAAGTCGGTTCCTAGAGCGTTTAGTCCTGCCTGTGATGTTGCATTGTCGTACAGATTCGAGATGAAACTCCACTCGTGTCGCTGTGCAGCTCTCATCAGCTTGTGGGGGAAGGTTCGAATCTCACCCATGTCGTCATTGACCAACGTTCTCCACGAGATGGAGAAGCCACGAGCAAATTCGTTGACCTTGTACTGGATCTGCGTTTCGGTGATGATCGCCGCTTTGGCTTGTCCGAGCTCTTCACGTAGTACCAGTGTATCGAACTCATCAGTGCGTAGGCGGTCTACATCACGGAAATCAGGTACTTCGTCCAGAAATGTGAATTCCCCGTAAGATGCGGGCTTCATCGCATACTCCGCGTAGAAAGCACGGGAGATGGCCTGGCCGAAGTAGAGCGGGAAGTCGGCAATGGTCATCGCCTCACGCGCGATCTGAGGGGAGACTTGCTGGGGCGTTGACAGAAGCTGGTCTACAACCCCGTATGCTTCACGAATCTCCAGCATCTTGGTGTTGAGGATTTCTGGTTTGGTGCCGTACGCCTCTTTGTTGATCTCGTGGGCGACTTCAAGCACCATTTGTAAAATTTGTCGCATGCTTGTTCCTCCTTTTATAGAAGGTGACTGATCTTAGTCGAGCCTCACCCAGTTAATCAGCTCAGGCTGGATAGCACACCGAACTGCATGACGGCGGCGCCGTGTGTGACGCCTGCTGTGGTTTGACCTTTCGGGAAGTCGGAAGCTGGTTCTCCTGCTCCTCGGACTACGACACCGAAGCGTGGTGATGCTAGGGTCCCGCTATCCTGGTTTGCAAGGGAGAGGAAGGCTCCGGCTGGCATCGTCGATGAACGATCGTAATAAACGAGCGATCCCTCATAAAAGTTGCCCCATGTTGCTTCGGATCCAGTCGTATAGGTCAGAACATTACGAACATTGTGTTGATAGACGGAACCTGGGGTGACGTCTCCCAGAATCCATGCCTCATCAGCATTGACGATGAGGATCGTTCCCGTTAGCTGGACTGCGGTGCCAGGAAGTGCTGCATCGTCGACCAAAGCAAACGGATCCCAGATGGTCGGTGTAATGTCCTCGAGTCGGGCGCTAGTAAATTCCCAGTGACGGGAACGCGCCTTCATTGACAAGGACGCATTTACACCTGCTACTCGAACAATGTTTGGCATATTTGCTCTCCTTTACGTGATATACGGTTTCGTCCGTATCGAGGACGAGACTACTGAGGTTGGGCCGTTCTTCGGATCATGCCGAAATTCTCCAGAACTCCGTCCAAGTTCGAAGTCTCGGTCACGAGCTCCTCATCGGTTTGTTGTCCGCCACCGAGACCGGTTACCCGAGGGCTTGCCAGTCTGGTAACGTACTCGAGCTCTTCTTGGATGAAGGTCTCGACTTCTGCCTTAACTAGTTCCAGGATCTGCCCAGTGGATTTACCTTCTTCCTTCCAGGCTACGGCCCGGGATTTAACACCGTCAAGCTCTGCAAGCCTCTTGATCCTGGATATAGAGAGGATCTCGAGTTCAAACCCCGCGATTGCCTCTTCTATTGTATTGTCGACGAGATCCGCGAATGCTTCTGCATCCTCGTTCTCTTCTTCAGCGGACTCCTCTTCGGATGGCTCTTCCAGAACGTCTACCCGATCAGAGAGTATAGACTGAGAGTCCTCGATGGATTGTAGCTTGGCAAGGACCTTATCTTCGAAGGTCTCTTCCTCGCCTTCTTCCTCGTGAGAGGCATCGTTGTCCTCTTCTTCAGACTCTTCCCGGTCCTTTTCGTCCTCGCCGGAATCACGGTCGGTGGGCTCTGTTTCTTCTTCCTCAGAGGGCTCTTCTTCGGAGTCTTCTTTGGGCTCTTCTTCGGAGTCTTCTTTGGGCTCTTCTTCGGAGTCTTCTTCAGACGATGTTTCGTCATCCTCTTCCTCCTGGATCTCTTCCTTGAAGAAGGTCTCAGACTCGACTACCAAGAAGGCATCCTCGGTGATCTGTAGCGCCTGACCAAGACTGTGGTCAACGAAGTAAATATCCTTCTGGTTGATCTCTTCAGGCTGAACATAGACTGGATGAGCCTCTGCTTCGGTCTCTAGAAGAGTTCCCTTTGCTGCCGCTGATGTAACGAAGTCGACAGAGAGAAGGCGCTCAATGTTGGTCACCTTCAGGAACTGCTCATCGGGCTTGTCTTCTGGTCCTTCGACATCTCCTTCGAGGAAGGCTACGATCGATAGATCACCGCCGTGGACATCCTCTTCGAAGAGTTGGACCAACCACTCTGCGCCTGCCGCCACCTTGAGCTTACCTCCGATGCCCTCGATGAAGCTACCGTCTTCTAGCTCGAAGGTATCAAAGCGGGCATCGAGGATTACCCCGGCGAGATCTCTGAGTGACCTTTCAGGTCGCTCAAACTGCTCGCTCAGGGTTGGGTGGTCGACGTAGACTGGTGCACCTTTGAACAGTTTTACTGCCGCCTTCAGAACCTCAGGGGTATAAAGTCGCCTATTAAGCGACATTCCGGCACCGATGAATATGGCGTCTAGTTCCTGTGGGCCTGATGCGAGCACCTGTACCACGCTCTCCACGGTTGGTCGCATATTTAGCCTCCTTCCGGCTTGGGTCTGTTTTCTTGTGGTGGTGGTTCTGGCATGCCTAGTTCGTTGAGAACCTGTTCTGGGTTCTTCTCACCGAACGCTACCAAAGCATTCTTGGATATCCACTCACGCGGTAACCATGGAGAGAGTACGGACACTGCGTCGGAGTAGATCTTAAGATCTTGTGCTACGATTACTGGGAAGTCTATGTCCAGGCTTTCTCTTACCCAGGATATAGCCTCCTCGATTACACGTGGGTCAGCCTTGCCTCGAGTGATTACTGCTGAGAAGACGTCCCTCCAGGTGTCCTTCATCAAAGCTTGGTCGGTGGAGAAGTTACGGTGCATGGAACCGTCCATGGCCGTAAGTGATGCCAGGTTGCCGACAGAAGGATCACCGGTGAGGTTGGGCTCCGTGATCCCCATGCCGGCACCTGCCATTTGCCGAATTAGCCGAGCGTCTGTTCGTGAATCAGCTCCGCCGGAGGGTGGACGGAGCGCTTCGAGTTTTAACTTTTCGTTGGATCCGAATATCTTGCCAACACCACGGCCTGCGTTGATGTCGGAATCTGGTTTCTTGTTTTCTATCTCTGAGATGATTGAATCGATCTGTGTCTCAGTACCTTTCCCAGTCAGTCTCCAAGCAAAGCGTGAGAGTGCCCGGGAGATGGTTACACGATCTTCCATGAAGCCCTTAAAAGACCTTATCCAGTCCAGAGCAGACTCGTTCATCGGGAAGCCCCGTGAGAGACTCTCGTTTATCGTGGCGCGTATTGCCAATGCTCCTTGGAGGATGTCTGCTCGTGGTGGGTTTATTCCTGCTTCCTTGAGTACGGTGAGATCGGCGTCCCAGGCCTTGATGTACTGAAACCTTTCCTCGGTCTCGACGGTCTTCTGGGGACCGTGCTCGCCGAAGGACCAGGATTCTGGTGAGTAGCGTCGTACGAAGTAGAGGACGGTCGCTCGGTCGTCTGGATGTGTGATTGGGTCTATGAATTCGGTGCTGTCTTCCATGAGGCGGATGACCGGGATCGTGCCGAGTGGTCCAAAGAAGAGTATGTAATGGAGTTCGCCGTCGGTCAGCAGGGATTTGTACGCTTTGCGCTGCGCCTGAAAATTCAACGCCGGCCGGTTTTTCGAAAGGTTCCACCAATCTAGTAGGAGGCGAGAATTGGGTGTGGACTCAGAATCCTTAATGGTATCCCACGTCATTCCATCCCCGACGACGTATGACTCCCAGATGCGGTTCGCATTTCGTCCGAGCGGGTCTTTTCGTGCTAGAAGGCGTGATTGGGCGACGATTTCCGAACGCCCGGATGTGGACATGGCGTCGGACAAGAGCATCCAGCCCATGAGGCGGATATCCCGAAGCTGGTTGGCTTCCAGATACGGAGAGACTTCCAGAGCTTGAGCGACGATCTGGTTGATCGTCAGTGCGTGCTCCGCGTATGGATGGTCTTCTGTTAATGGGAAGTGCGGGTTGTCTTCTGGGAACAGGGTGTGCGGCCTCCGGGATGACCGTTCAGATCCATGTTCCTTATCTTACTGATTAATGAGCAAGATTGGGGATGGTGAATGATCGAGGGGGCCGCGGGGCAGGACTTAATAGTCTCCGGTAATGGACATTCCCGGGGACTCGTCAAAGCCTCCGATTGAGAAATCTCCTTCTCCAATACCGAGACGGTGGTCGTACATAATGACTGTTTCTATCTCGCCGTGCCAGTCCTCGTTAAGGAGCCAGATGGATCCTGCAAGGCTGTCTGCGGCATCCTTTGATCCTCCGGTGGGATGGTCGACTTTGTTACCCCGTATCTTAACGAGGGTTCGTAGTTCGAGGGGGAGGATGGTGGATCCCGGTGCTAGGAGACGGTACGTGTAGATGTAGTCCTTGAGCACGACCCAGGGTTCGTCGTTCTTGTCGACAGAGATATATCCGGTGGTTATGCCCTCCGCTGCTAGGATCTGCATAGAGTCCCGGGATTGGTACTGGTCGAAGGTGACGACCATCTGGATGGGCGGTCCTTCTTTTCGTCGACGGAACTCCCTGATGACGTCTCTGATATCGTCGAGCATAATCTCGCCGATTTCCTTCGGATCGAGGTGGGCTATGAAGTCGATCTCGGCTACTGGTACGTCCTGACCGTACTGGTTGATGGTCTGCTTGATGTGGGTGCAGCAGACGGATGCGGCGTCGTTCGTGATGCCGGTGTCGACGTGGATGTAACGAAATGCGTTATCATGGCGTGATATCTTGTAGCCGGGCAGGAACGCTCCTTCCTGGAATGGGTTCCGGGGCGCCTTCTTTTTTATTTGTTCGGTGTGGTCGTCGAAGTAGAATGTCTCATAGATCAGTTCCCGGTTCCTGAAGAAGTTCTCGGCGGTTGCTGTGGGGATGCACTGGTATCGCATGGCCGAGTCTTCTGGGTTTCGAGCGAACTCGCGGTCGAAATCCTTGCGTGTCTTGGTGGGATTGATGTTCCACGTGGCGCCGGTACCTGGACCTCCAGAAGCGTATGCGGATTCGTCGTTGAGTGCCTTCTTATACTCCTGGATCATGAAGCCGTCGGGGCGTCGGAGGAAGGACAGGAGAACGGTCTTGGCCAGTCCGGGGAAACGGCTCTGGCCGCTTGATCTGAGTGCGTTGTAGACTCCCTCTGCGCTGTGTTCGGGGTTCCAACCGCCATGCCTACGGAGATCTTCTTTTGTTTTGAAGGCGTCGATCTCGTCGAGGACGACGAGGATGGGATTGAATCCCTCGAATGATTCTTGGGCTGAGTTCCCTGAGTGTGCGATGATACCCTTGGGAAAGACTATCTGATTGCCCGTTGGGTGGTGCCGATTTTTGAACCAGGGCGAGGAGAGGAGGAGCCGTTTTAGTGGCTCGAAGAAGATGTTCCGGGCTTGGTACGCGGTGTAGGCCATGTTGATGGCGTCGATGGAGTCTGCGGAGGCCATCCCGAATGTTGCTTGTGGGTCCTTGAGACAGTACAATAAGTACGCGATCCGCGAAATTGATACGCGCGAGCAAAAATCCTTACCGGATCCTTTGCCCCAAAGGGCGACCACGATGTCGTAGACGGTGGTGTCCTTTATCCCTACCAGTTCCCTAACTGCTTTGGGATAGATGTTGGTGGCGTGATAAACTACGTTGAACTGCTCCTCACCTAGTGAAGGTAGGCGCAAGTATTCCTCCTCGTAGAGGAATACGTCAAGAGGTACCGGTTCTATCTCGAAGGGGTCTTCCAAGACTTCGGGATAGTCCCCGGGCTTCTCTGGGATATGTGCCGCTTCTGTGACTAGGTCGGCTATACGGGATACGTCTAGAACCAGGGATTACTCCTTTTCTAGGGTACCGCGTAGTCTCAGCCACAGATCCATCAATGGCAGGTTACCGTAACCACGATTCCGAGCAGCCATCTCTAGATTCCTGCCGCAGTTTCTATCGATTCAAGATTCATGGCCATTTCAATGGCCAAAGCCTTTGATACTGGCGCTAAACCGAATGTTGACGCTTTATGTTCTGTAAGAAACTCACTCAACAACATTAAATTATCCAGTCCTCAAAAGAATATCCGACTAATCCCCCGGTTTGTGTGTCATTCTTATTATTTCCCCCGGTTTGTAGAGGCGTTCTCACACATACAAGGATACCAATCTAACGATTATCTCCCCGGCCCAAAGTACCTAGAATTTTAGGAGATCTTGTAGAACCCTTGGAATGGGAAGGCCCATGACCTTTCGGGCGTTGACCAACTCAACGGCATGATCACGCTCACCTTTCATATATTCGGCCATTGTCTTCCCGTCCAGTTCTCCTAATGTAGGCCGCATTGCATCTGTCATCCTTCTTAGAAGGGCCCTCATGGTCGGTGCTTTCTTCGAGATGTTGGCACGGTCGAAGGTGGTGTAACCGATGAATGAACCATCTCCCGTCTTCTGAGCAGTACCCACTGTCACATCTCCGTAGGTGATACGATAGATGTGATTCTTTGGGTGATGATAATGTAGTTTGTGTTTCATAACTCCTTCTTATTATACCGTGATTTAGTCGGAGGTTCAGTGATGATTAGTCGGACACTAGACCCAAGTTGAACCCTAACTCTGGTTCTTCATTCCAGTTGGAACCGTAAAGCAGAGCCTCTATCTCCCAGACTGACCCGCAGTCTTCGTGTGAGGCGTAGACTTTCTCGCCATCTTTATCTCCCTCGACCCAGATCGAGATATCATGATCGGTGTAATCGTGTTTCTTGATACACTGAGTAAGATTAGGACCGTGAAAGAGGACATATGAACTTCCTCTTGTGTTCCTTCTCATGTCCTCATCGGCACTGTCGAGGTCTGTTCTCTTGGTGACGAACAATCTAGTGGATTCTCCTTCTTGAAAGATGTAGAAGAACCCAGTTTCACTTGTAGATTCAAGTCGTTTCATTGTAACCCTCGAAATCGTCCAGTGCTGGACCACACTCGTATGAGTCCCATTGACCATCTTCAAATTGACCTATTCCTACTAAAACTGAGTCTTCTGGGCAATTGGGTACTCTCTGATTTATGGCCTCCTCGGCAAAGCCTAGCCGGAGTTCCAATATGCTGATCTCGGATCCTAGATTTTGACTGGTATCAGTTCCCGCTACGAAACCTAGAACCATGCATCCCACCATCAAGCTTATCACTATTGCCGATAAAAACACCCAAAGAATTACACTCTTGATAAAGTCTAACATTATGAACTCCCGTTTCCATCGACAATCGTGACTTTGAAGTTCTCATCGACTTTCATGTAGGCCTTCTGTGGACTCAATGCCGGATGAGTGAAACCAGTCCGGTCAGCGAATGCCCGACCGCATCGTTTATGGACTATCTCGGTTCCTTCAGGAGAACTCATTTTATAGAGCTTCCCATAGTAAAGTAGCCCATTGCACTGGGGGCAAAGCCCCGCTCGAGCTCGGGTCCAGACTTTTACTTCTTGTGGATCTGAGGGGATTGAATGAACTTCGATTTCCATTTCGAACTCCTATTCGGGTCCGTTCCGGTACCTATATTATACCATGTTTCAGTGTTTGAGTCAATAGTACTCGAGTACTAGAGCAGGTTCTTTTGTCTTAATCGCACTCACACATCCCAAATACAGATTTCTCTTTTCCTTCTCAGATTCAACCGGCCATTCGAAAATCATCAGTTTGAGCAAGATCCCAAAAAGAACGAAGGTTGAAAAGAGTAGTTCTCAGACCGAAACCCAGATTCCATATTCAGACAGATCACGAAGAATCTCGTCAAGTTCAACATCCCAAGTGATAAGCATCTCGATTTCTTCGACGAAGTATTTCAGAGCTTCATCAACTTGAACTAGATTTGTATCTTCGTGAGAGACGTTAGCGTCGTAGCCGTAAGACCAAATCATTGGGATTCCATCGTCGTCCGGAGTCATCGCTATGGAGAGTCTGGAGATCTGAGTGTCCATTGAGACTTCGTAGCTGAGCTCGACAGTTCCTCTTTCTTCAAGGATTTCCTGAATCTTTATTACGATTTCATTGGTTTCCATAATGTCGAACTCCTTCGCGGGTCCGGGCAGAAGCGCCCTGTGTACCTATATTATACCAGATTATGAAAGTGGAGTCAATAGTACCGGAGTACTACTGACTCCTTGGTAGCACTAAGTCGTAGCAATCATCTTTCTCCAGGCCGGACGTTTATCATGGGAGATCAGGTCCTGGAGTTGGGCCTTTACACCCTTCATCGTTCGCTCTTGGATATTCCGTTTCTTCATCACTCCAATGGTCTGGCCTTCGAAGCCGTTCTTCGTCCGGCTGACCTGAGCGATAGAGAATCCCCGGAAATTGATCCGATACTCGTGACCGGAGCTCTCTCGTTCGGTCTCTGAAACCTTGCTGTAAGACAATTTATTTGACATCTTCTATGACTCCTGTTCGGGTCCGGCAGGATTGCCATTCTTACTTATATTATACCAGATTATGAAGGTGGAGTCAATAGTACCGGAGTACTAATCCTTTCCAGCTCTCCAGTACAACTCCTGAGCCTTCACAACTTTGATTGTGTCAATTCCTTTCCAATAAGTTCTTGGAGTTTTATCTACGAAGATTCCCATTTGGACTTTGATCCCCTTCATGGTTCTCTCTCGAAGATTCATATTCAAGATTCCGTAATTTATTGTTGAACCTTGAAATCCTCTTTTGGTTTTGTGGACTTCTGCTACCACCACTCCCCGGTAAAGGATTTGATATTGGTTCTTTCCATCTAGTTTTCTATGCGAAACCTTTTTCATCTGGCATATCTCCCCGATACTATAATTATACCATATTTCAAGAAAATTGTCAATAGTACCAGAGTACTAGGTTACTGCACCCGGCCAGAAGGTACTCGTAACGTGGTACTCGAGTACTAGGTTACGGGCAGAATGAAGAGAGAAGTCTCGTAACGTTCGAGAAGATGTTGATCGAGGTAGTACCCGAGTACCAGTCCGAAAACACTGTTGTGCGGCGATCTCCCTCCCCCTACCCCTAGCACTGTTCTGCGGCGACTCTGGCGTGTGAGGAAATGCTGTTCTGCGGTTAATTCCCTCGGCCTGACGGAAATGCTGTTCTGCGGTTGCTTTCGTGCAAATGCTGTTCTGCGGCTAACTTCCTTGGACTCTCTCACAATTATTGTTCTACGGTCGATCGCACAAATGCTGTTCTGCGGTTAATCCACGTCCACAATTCGGGTCATGGCTCGCGCTCTGTCGGCAGGATCTGGGAGTGCTTCGAGCAATACCTTTGCTATGACGTCTTCGATGCGACGCATGACTGCATCTGTATGTCTCATTGCTCGGAGTGGTTCTGTGAGTAGTTCCATCATTAACTTATCGTCCTGACGATGTTCGAATATCGTTGCCTTAGCAAATCTTATTGTGGCGCGCTGAATGAGTATCCAGTGGAGTGCGGATATTGCTTTCTCGTCGGCTAGTTGCTCGCTCAGATGAGTGTAGAGCTCGGTGGAGACTAACTCCACGAGCTGAGTCTCCGTCAGATCACCATCTTTGAGAGAGATAATTCTATTAAGATCGAGACGGGCACCGGCGAGTTGGTCGATCGTGCTTCCAGATCCATCAAGTCGTTCGCGATGGAGAGTAATCGCTCTTGTCCCAGTATCTTTGACTGGGCCGTCGCTTTGGCGTAGTCCGTGTCGTTGAGGTCTCCACGGAAACCAACTGAGACGCTCATTAAATCTCGGGCGTAGCCGAGCAATGCGGATAGGACTACTTTCGCCTCGATACCTCGATCTGTCATTTCCTTTGTCCACATGAACACCTTTGCGCGTTGCTTGTTTATGAGTGAGTCGAAGAACTTTGCTATTTCCGAGCGGACCAAAAGTCCGAGAACTCTGACTACTGTATCTTCGTCGACGTTGTCTTCGAGAGTGCTTACCTGTTCCATCAGGGTGATTGCGTCTCGAAGTCCGCCGGACACATGGAGACTTATCAACCGCAGAGCGCCTTCCGTAAGACCCAGTGACTCTTTCTTCGCTATCATGTCTATCCGGCGAAAGATGTCGTTGGCCGAGATCCGTCTGAACTCGAATGGGAAGGCTCGGCTGATGATGGTATCGGGTATGGCATGGACCTCAGTCGTTGCCATCACGAATGTCATGTAGGAGGGTGGCTCTTCGAGGATCTTTAAGAGCGCTTGAAAGGCCTCCCGAGACATAGCATGAGCCTCGTCCAGAATGATAACTCTTTGACGGACCTGGATAGGCCGATAAAGGCTGAGTTCGCGGATCCGCCGGACAGATTGAACACCGCCATGTGATGCCGCGTCGAGTTCAACGACATCCGGACACGAGTCGGTATCGATAGATAAACACGCTTCACATTTGTTACACGGATTGACAGATCCATTTTGATCTCCTGTGCAGTTTAGTGACTTCGCCAGTATTCGTGCCGCTGTTGTCTTGCCGACTCCTCGTGGTCCGGAAAATATGAAGAAGGGATGTTGTTGCTTCCGCCTCAGCATCGAGGTTATTATCTTTGTGTTGACCTCTTGTCCAACGAGATCGTCCCAGATGACAGGTCTATAATCGAGAGCGAGCGTCATTCTGTCTTCTGGTCCTCAAGTTCAGCAATCCATTGAGCTTTAAGTTCACTGTGACGAGCTTCTAGCTCTGGCGTCGACTCTACTGGCACGGGATCCACAAACCCCCACATCCGCTTACAAGAAGCACAAATGAACTCATATCCTGGGAAATGAAAGGTAGCAATGAGCGGTTCACCACAGTTAGGACAAGTCGCCATTGGAGGTTTCCCGCCCCACTTTTCAGAGGAGTTGGAACCCAAAGCCATGCCTAATGCTTTAATCTTCTCTAATTCGCTCATAATTGAACCTAAAATTAAAGGCAAAAGTCATTCCTGATCACAGAGATCGTAGACAAAACGGATTGCCATGGCTCCAAGATGTATGGCCGTCCTTAAGTCGGTCGGATGGCCGTCCTTCAGTTTAATCTCGTCCCAGAGTTCATCGAGTTCTTCCTTCAAGACTCCATAACCCTCGTGGCCCGAGGCAAAAGGACCAAAGAGCTTAGTTGCCCTCCGCATCTCATGCATCATCTCGCCGGCTATCGCTCCTACATGTTCCATCTCTATGTCAGTCATTAGCAGAGGCCAAAGGCACATTCACCGAAAAAGAAATGGATGGAGAGCCAGATAGTCCATGTCCCACTAATAGCGATAACCAAAAACAAAAACAACCATCGAGTCCATGGCCAACGCATCTGTATCCTCCAGACCATTCGGGACCAGGTAGGCCAATCTTCCTCTTTCCGCATCAGGGCAAGGATCTCGAACCCGATAACAAAGAGTAAGAAGAACCAAACTATGACCCAACCAATTAAAGCGAAAGTGATCATTTCACATTCCCGTTCGAATGCATTACTAGATCATACAGGTACTGGCAATCTTGTACGGTATGGACCATGGATTCAAGAATCGCTACTTCCGGTTGTATTGATTGCATAATGTCTACCAAGAGACCTACAGGGAATGCTCCTTCTTGAATGTGTTGATCATGTCGATCAAGTCTTGAACCGTAAGCGATTCCAGCATTCGGGATGTTAGCGTGGAAGAGTCGTATCCAGCGGTTAGAGCCAAGTTCTGCAAGAGCTCGGAGATTCTCTCCTGCTCCCCAGGCGTGAGCTGTATCAAGACAGATGGAAACGTCATCTGAGGAGTAACCCTGAACCAAGTGCGCGACCGTTTCAAGATTGCCCAGAGAACCCGCAGTAGGAAACGGACGTCCCTGAGCCATGTTCTCGATCGCCAGTCGAGTACCACCAATTTTGTGCGCAAGGAGCTCATCGATTGCTTTCCTCCATGAATATAGACCGTGAGAATGCGGAACATTCTTAGTGGAGCCGGCATGGAGTACGTACCAGTCAGCCCCAATCTCCTGTGCCCATTTGAACTGGTCAACAGCACCTGGCAGAGCCTTCGAATGGTTCTCTATCAAACCCAGGTTGATCACATATGATGAATGAACAACAATGGACATGTCGCCGTCGTAGTATCCAGCCTTCTTACTCGGCATAAACCTTCGAGGGTTACCCGAGAAGATCTGTGCCGCTTGTCCACCGGCCATCTCAAAGGCCCGAAGTGCCTTGATTGGGTCACCCTGAGTCGAGATATGGAGACCAATCTTCATCCGCTCCAACCTATATTCTTGGAAGCCCTTACATAAGCAGCGTTGTCTTCTGACCTTAGCTTGAACAACCGCTCAAGCCAATAGTCACCCGTGTCGCCTTGAAACCAGCGATCACCAGCAGGAGCAAACCTGTTGTGTCTGAGAAGCTCCTCGACACTAAGCGAGTCAATGTGCTTCTTACGCTCAGCTGTTAATTCCACTGAAGTAAACCCTCATACAGTCATAACCCTTTGGTAAAGTTCCCAAGTAAAAACATAACCGAGAACAGTATACCAATTAGTATCGAAAGCTTCGTAGACAAAACTTAATGCTTCTGGTTTCTTACCTGTCCTATCTAGAAGCCACACCAAGATGCTTGGGTCTGATATAAACATAATTATGATACCGCTAAAGAAGGGGGTATTCAGTTCTTAAGCGATCCATCCAGCGAACAAGAGTACGTGTGTTAACACCGAGAACGGATGCTGTTAAGTCAGTCCCGTTGTTTCGAGTGATGAGATTGAGCTGATCAAGAAGGTTCTTTGGATCCTTCGCTCCGATGCGTTGGGCGATAGCTCTCATCTGAGGAGACCATAAAGCTCGATGCTCTTTTGAACAGTAGAAGTCACGACCCGAAGAGCCCTCCCGCACCAATACCGTCCTGTTACAGAGGGGATTGGAGCAGGTGACTCGTCGGGTCATGGTGTCGATAGGTGAATTAGGCTACGACCGGAGTCTGCCTAATCACCACCTGAGATTGTTACTGGCTCGGGATGCGTTCCCAAGGTCTGTGGGACCAGGGCCAGCTCCTCTGCCATCATCTCATCAAACAGGTCGGATGACTTCACAAGTTCTGAGTCTTCCGCTAATTCTTGTTCTGATATGTTCTGGATTTGGATCTGTCCGACATTGGTGACGTCGAGGTTCAGTCGGTTGTAACGTGCTTTGACTGCTAGCCCAGACTCATGCACCTCATCGTACATATTAGCTTCAACCTTAACTCCGGTCTTGGGGCAGACTGGTCGAAATGCATCCACTTGTCCTTCGTCCTTCTCGTCGAGATAGATCTCTGCACGTACCACATCCAGAGGTAGAATCTTTCGTCGAGACACACCGTACATGGCTGGTAGGAGTTCGTACGGGTTGGCTGTACCCTTCAAGAGGAGGTGGAGTAGACCATTCGGCTGTACCCATCCATCCAACACCCACGGGCGTACGTCGACATCAACTGAGACCATGCCTTTACGATATATCTTCTTCTTGACGGTGGCAATGAACTCTTCAGCTCCGAGCATTCTCTCGAGAGCTTCCTTCGTTGCTCTTGTCGAGTAGACGGGCCGAACGTCGCAGATGTAGTGCACAGCTCCTGCCACGTTACGTAGTAAACCGACGTTGGGTGAGAAGGCTCGTACATCGACTAGCTCCATTCCAGCTGGCATAAACTCTGCCATTGTGCGTGCCTGCTTCAGAGTAATACGTTCCATCATACCCACATCTGCATACTCGATACCGTAGGCATAATCGAAGAACTTGTAACGTTGACTCACCATTGCTATCTTGCCCTTGTCGACTGGTAGATCAGCAAGACGGGCCGAACGTACGAGGCCTGCATGCCAGTATTCGTCGCCGATAAACCGATGGTCACGATCGATCTTCAACTTGAGACGCAAGACCTGGGTGGATCCACGTTGCTTGATAACATTGATCTCATGGATCTCGAAGTCGTCATCTGGCATTGCGTGTCCTGCCGCCATCTTCACTCGGTCCAGGTCTGAACATGCACCACATGCTGAGCATGAGGTTACGCAGGTTTGAACTTGCTGATGTCCGAGCTTGGATATCTCGTTGACCATGATGAGCCACTCTTTAGTGACGCCCACATCCCAAGCGTCCCAAGGCAGAGGTTCAGAGTACGCCTTCGGACGAAACCAAGTATGAAATCCTAATGGTGCTTCGTAAGGAGTTCCATCAGCCTGTGGTACCTCATTGAGGATGTCCTCAATGGTTTCCACCATACCCTTAGGCGTTGAACCATAGTGGAGGAAGTCGTTGTCGATGCACCAGTCAATAAGATGCGAAAGCCGTCGATCTCCCAATTGCATGAGCTGAGCCATATATGCTTCGTCTCTTCGCCCACCAGAGCCGATACGAAAGTCTGTACCAGTTTCATCTTTGATGGCTTTGATGATCCCATGGAGAGTTCTGTCATCTGGTGTCGGTGCCTCCCATTGGAGTGAGGTGAACGGCATAATCACAAGTGGAGTCCAGGACGTCAGGATCTGACACTTCGAACCGTACTTCTCTTTCAGTGCCTCGATATCCTTCAAGGTATGGACCCATTCCATGCGATCCTCTTCGGTCTCCCAAGGGTGGTTGGCGATCATGAAGTACTTCAGCTTGGTTGCACCCGAGGCTATCGCATCTTCCGATACCTTAAGTATCTGACCTTGGTTGCACCACTTCTGATAGACCGCACGCATACGTTCCGACATACCCTCCACACCAAGCGATAGAGTCTTATTCCCTGCCGTGGTAGATACAACAGAAAATATGTCATCATCTGCCATCTCGTCCACTCTGAGCGATAGTAGCGTAACTTCATCTGACACCTCCTCGAGGAGTCGACGTAGCAGACGTCGCTTTAGTGGATGTCCGGCACCATCAAAAGCGGAAAGAGTAAACGATCTCATTCCGCTGTACTTCATTTGTTCTTTTGCCGCCTCAACTATGGTGTCGACTGAGTAGAAACGGAAAGGTTTGTTGGTCTGACCTTCCGAGCAGAAGGTGCATGTGGCAGTATCACAGCCGAAGCTAGACTGTATCTCTGCCGTTCCCATGCCTGGATTGAGAAGTGAAACGATTGGTCTCTTATTGATGTGTGCTTCCTGGTCCAAGTTAGAGGAGTACGCCTTCTTAACAGGGAAGGGTACACCCTCGACATGAGAGTAGTAGTCTGCTATCGGATAGGGTTCGTGCTTCGAGTAAGTCTGGGTATAAAAGGAGGGGACATAGAACCCTCGTCGTCCTTCCTTCGCCCGTTCCTCAATGAACTCCCACTTATCACGACCTTCGATACGAGCCTTTGCGATATCTTCAATGGCTTCAACTCCGCCAGCCGAGAACTCACCAACCCAGATTATATCCGGAATATGAGAGATAGGGTCCGAGTTGACGTACATATGGTGACCACCACCGACCACATAAGGGTCATCATTGGAACGTTCATCTGCTCGAGGAGCAATGCCGGACCACTTCAACATCATGCCAATATGGAGTGTGGTCTGGAGATACGAGCAAGAGAAGAGTAGGGCATCGAACTGGTCGAGCGGGCGATGCGACTGTAGCCCTACGACAGGTACACCGTCTCTTGTTGTCATCTTAAAGTTCTTGCGGGTCTCCCAAAAGTGCGCTCTATCTACAACCCAATCCTTCGGGGCTGTCTCTATTAGTTCTGAGTAGAGCAAAGGGATTGCCAGATTACCGACTGAGTTCCGGTAAGCCATACCACCAACAAGACAGATCTTGAAAGGTGACGTATCCCAATCTCGATGGACCGTATTCATCTCGTCGCCATGTGAGGCATAGATCTCGGGATGGTCCATGAAGACAAGATTCTTATCGAGCCAAGCATCGATATCTTCTACTTCGGACATGAGGCGTCCAACGCCTTTGACCTTGGTCGATGCTATTTCGGGTGGTACATGGATCTCGGTACGGGTTGTGAAATCTAGAGTCATCCGGGTCTCCAGTCTGAGGTCAGCTGGGCTGACTAAAGCGAGTAAGATGTTTCAACTTCTATTAGTGTTCCTGGTGCTTGTAGTTGGTAAAGTCTCTGTGCCGCGTCTCCTAACTCTGGTTTGTGGGTGACCAGAACCACTTGAAAGTCAAGTTGTTCTACGATAGCTCTGATGAGGGCAGAGAGGTCTGGGAGTAAGTCTCCGGATACGGCCGAGAAGGTCTCGTCGAGGATAAGAAGTCGCCGTTTTCCAGTGGCGAGAATGATGATGACCCTCGCCAGAAATCCGAGGATCTGCGCGAGACCCCCACCATGCGCCGACTCAGGATCAATAGGATCACTGCCGCCGTCCATAAGGCCGATACTAAGAGTAGGGCGGCCTGAGGCGATAGCCTTCTCGACCACTGCAGTGACTTCTCGAGGATAGGCGGAACGGATGCCATAGTTGAGTACCTCCGCTAAAGACTGAACTGACTCGCCATAGACCATGTTGGTCAAAGTAGCAATAGCCGCTTCAACCTTTTTAAGATCAAGATCCTTTGATGCAAGTTGCTCTTCCTGTACACGAAGGTCTATCAGATCGGTCTTTCTCTGCTTAACCTCCGCTAATCGTACATTATAAAGCTTCTCGACTACGTCAATGCGATCAATCATGCAAAAACTGGTTCCGCATGACACTGCCAACAAAGCCAGGTCACATCAAATGGTTGAGAGTAATCTTGATGATGGGCCTCCAAAAGAGAACGTCCATCTTCGGCAAATTCTTCGGAGTTACCACAATTACTGCAATGAGTTGCTTTTACTATCTGACCCCGTTGAACTGCATCCCAGGCTAACTTCCGGGCTCGCGCCTTCAATTGAGCTTCGACTGAATTATTCACACTTCTACCTGATCGACGCTCATGAGCCCTAACCTTATGACTCCCGCAACAGTAAATCTGTCGAGACCCATAAACTGGCTCATGACATTCAAATAATGCACACCGTCTCATGAGGCACGCACTCTTGGTAGAATTACTACCGTTGCTTCTTCAGAGTGAGCTAGAAGCACCCCTTCAGAAGCGCTTGGAGATAGCTTCACAGTCAACATTTCATCCGTAAATGAGTTCATCAGGTCCAATATAGAAGGAATCAGATAGGTCACCGATCTAGGTTGTCCTTTGTAGTCGATCTCTAAAAGAGTCGCTACTCTGTTACCCTTCATATTAGATGTCGTAATATGGCAAGCACCCTCAGAGTTGAGCTTGAGAGTAACAGATCCGGCGCCGTCATCGGAAATTGCCGCCGCTCGTTTCAAAGCTAGCCTCATTCGTTCTCTGCTAAACACCAGCTCCTCGGTGTGAGTCTTCAGTCTTGGATCGATCATTGACCCTCTAACCGAAGGAAACTGCGCGTCCATCATTCGTGTAGCGAACTCGTCTGGTCCTATCAGGAAGAGGATGTGAGCCGCAGTCTCGTCAATATAGACATAATCCTCCGGAGTATTCTTGAGGAGGTTGATGAGGGGGCGGACCGCAGGTGCAGGGATATGGAGATTCTCGAAGTCGGACGGGAGAGCCGCAAAGTGAGCCCGAGCTCCGTCGGTGGCGTAGACTCCGAGAGCGTCGAAGTGGACCATAAGGAGAGCGGGTCGTGACTCATCTCTACCGACAGCAGGGAAGACGATCTCCAAAGCACGGAGTAGCTGACTTGTTGATATAGGACGAGCATTGTCGGTTGCACGAGGGACTTCTGGGAAGAGATCGTGTGCGACTGAGTTAAGTTGCCAGACTGTGTCATCAGATATGAACCTTGCCAGGCCCTCCTTTACGTCCATGGTGACTATGTCACCTGCTAGATCGGCGATAGAACCGAGCATCTTAATAGGGAGAACGATTACGCCTTCGGTCTCTACCTTGGGTTCTGCAGAACGGGCTATAGCCGAGAGTTCCATGTCTGTGCCGACCATTGCTACGCCACCTGAATGAGCTTGTACAAGGACGTGTTTGAGGATGTCGTTGGAAGCAGGAGTGCCAGTGACTCCTGATACCTTGGTCACCATGGCCTGTAGTGTGAGCTTGTCGAAGACCACTTTCATGTCTCCGGTGCCCACTTCAAGTGGCTTATCGGAGAGACCTTCGGTGTCGCCTTCTTGCCAACCGAGTGGCTCCTCTTCAGTGGAGTCACGAGTAGTAATGTCTTTAGCCTCGTACTCTGGATCTTCGGTGGTACGAGACTCTACCTTTTCGGTCTTCTCTTCCGGTATTGTACCGTCTGGAGTGGATCCAGTAGGTAACTCCTTTTCGGTCTCGTCGGGTGGGTTGGTCCATTCCGCCGCTTCGTCCCCTTTTAATGCCTCACCGACATGCCCTCCGAGACCCTTTTCTCCGTGTGCCTCGGCTTCTTGGTCTGAACTTGCCATTACAATAAGACCTCCTCGATCTCGTCTAGTTCCTTATCCAACTCACTCCCGAGAGTTTTTAATTTCTCGGTCAGTCGATCAATCTCGGCTGCAAGAGTGTCGGGGGTTAAACCCAACTCGGCCAGCTCTGTAACATACCTATCATAGAGTGCTTTTTGGACCGCTATCTGTGCATTATGTTCGTCGATCTTAGACTTGAGTGCTAAGGCTCGTTCGAGGCGTTCATCTGCCATACTTCTTCCTCCACTCATAATCCGCTATCGCAAAGGGGAGGTGAAAGATCGACCCAACCAATGCACCGACTAAGGCGCCGAACAACATAGCCAAAAGTAAATTCGTCCCTTCCACCAAGAATTCAACAACAAGGACACCCAAAGATCCAGCTAAAACTGTATAAAACCACCATTTCAAGTGTTGTTTATAACACATTACTTATTCCAAGGGATTCGACCCGTTGTGGGGTTGTCCGCTTCTCGTTTCCTGATCGTTTCCATCCGCTTGTACTTCTTGTAACCTGGGCAGATAGTTCCAAATTCACACCAAGAACAAGGTCGGCCGGGAGTCAAAGGTAGATCACGATCACGAATGCGCGTAGCTACTCGTAAAAGATTATACAGCAATTCTCTTTCGGCGTTCGAATCACGCTCAACTATTAATGTATCCTCGAAATGGGTCAATAGAAAAGATCCGCCTTCGGGACTGTTGCCAAGCGCATCGTCCATAATGAAATAGACCCTCATTTGGTCGATGTCTACATTGCGGATACGTTCAGTAGCTTTAAAGTCGAAGATCCAGGGCTTGGGTTCTCGACGACGAACATCGATCCGGCCTCCTATTTTCAGTATCTGGCCATCGACATCCACTTCGACTTTGTGCTGAGACTCAGAGTCAACGTTTTTGGGGGTAATGCTGTGCCTAAACAACAAATTTTCGAGTGCCGCAATATGGAGCCCGACCTTTGAACGGCAGAGAGATCGATCGTTACGACCTCGCCAGCGGATAAAGTGATTCTTCTCGAAGTCTTGAAAGTACCGACCAGCCAGGCCGTGCATCTGAGCTACTGTGAGCTCACCCTTGAGATGAGCCTCGGCTAGGTTGTGAACAACAGAACCAACGACCGCATTTCTGTGGTCGTCTACGACTAATTCTTTTGGAGCTGTGTGCCACCAGTCGATTATCTTTGGGCAGTTCTTATAGGTTGAATACTGGTGGTAACTGATGTAGAGATCTTCGTCCAAAGCTAACGTCATCCCCAAGGTGCCACTCTACCCCTCGTGCTCGCAGTCAGCGGACTACCCTTCACTACCAAGTCACGCTGTTTCTTCATGTACTCGGCTACCGTCATTCCGTCGAGCCGAGTCAACATGTCTTCGGCATCAACTTCAAGCAGTTCCTTCAAGCGCTTCATCGTCCTTGCCAGTACCCTTTGGGCAGGAGAGGTATAAAGTATGTAGGCCTCAAAGCCGTCTTTGGTCTTCTGTGCCCAGGCTACCGTGACATCACCGTACATTATATCGTATCGGCCGTTCACCGGTTGCTTGTACTCTAATTGGTTTCTCATCTTATTACTCCTTGTACCTATATTATACCACTTTTTAACAAGGAATACAATAGTACTCGAGTACTACATATCCTCAAGGTATGTCATCATGAAATCGTAGACAGGAGGATCTAGTGTCCCTTTCAACTGAACCAGAGCATTGGCTATAGAGCCAGACTTAAGCTGGATATCTGAGGCCGACGCTACGAAGGTCTCAATCTCAAACATGGCGTTCTTCTTCATTTCATGGGCAGCATAGTCAAAGATATCCTTCTTCGCCGCCGCTTGTAGTTTAATAAACTTGACCTCGTCGGTGTCGAAGTCGACCGTCACCACCGCCGGATGTTTGGGGTCCTTTAGGGTGGGAATGGCACCTCGTGACATGGCCGGCGCACTGAGAAAGATTGTCTTTCTAACCTTCTTCTCCTTGATAAACTCGTGCATGTGACCATAGATTATCCAATCATATCCCCACTTTGATGCTTCATCCCAGGATAGAGTCCCAAACCGGCCATCGTTAGTGATATCAGCGTGAGTCAGAAGTACACCTCCAGAAACAGTAACAGAGTGAACTTCTCGTAGATGGGGCAGAATCTTAGGCTGATGATCGATGAAAGTAACAGCCCGACCATTAATTGTCAGCTCTTGATCATGGTCAAGGACACCAGCTTCGATAAGTAATCCAATCGGTTGCCGATCGAGGGAAGCCGGACCAGCAGACTGTAAGTCATGGTTCCCCAGAACGATTCTGACAGGGGGATCAAAAGATTCAAGGATCTTATAGGTCTCATTGAGGAGCCAATAAGGAGTTCGGCTTGGATCTTTATGATGGAAGAGGTCCCCGAGGCAGATCGTAAGGTCGACTCCTTCAGTGAAGGCGAGAGCTGAGATCTGTTCGAGCTTTCCGAGGATGGCATGAGCATAGTCGTCCTTTCGAGTGGCTGGGCCTTTCGGCTGTAGATGGGTGTCAGCGAAGAACAGAATCTTCATCTGGCCACTCCTGTCCGCATAAAGGACAAGTTCCTTCTACTGTCTCATGGTACTCCATCTCGACAGTAATCAAGTACTGCTCTGCCAGTCCCGCTTTAATATTTGTATCATCGAGATCCGCTTGCAGAACCCGAAGTTTGTTCCATCTAGCCAACATGTCGTCATAGTTCGAGACCTCGGGTCGTTCTAATGGTCTCGCTGTAATATCAACTGCATCAAGGTTGGATTGGAGATGTAGTAAACGATTCAGGTCAGAAAGAGTCAGCTGAAAATCACCCGTATCTACCGGAAAGATCTTATCGCCGGGCTCGTCGACTGGCTGTGGTAGACGTTGATAATCCTCCCAGGCTACACGGTATTTTTCACCGTTCCCCGGGTATTTTACGAGTTCGCTTGGAATTTCTGGTGCAAGAGCTTGAAGTTTGGTCAGCTCTTCCTCTCTTTTGGCTGATTCCTTGTAACGATTGATAACTGGCATGAGTTCTTGGTAACGAAGACAACCACGAGCCCGTTTCATCAACCGTTCGTCGGTCTCTAGCTCTTCCCTTCTTTTAGTTACTACCGTCTTCTCGACCTGAACCTTTCTCCTATCTGAACCGACCTCTTTCTGTACTGCTGTTAGACGATCGACTCCAGTCACGGCCATTAAGAGACGGGCCGCTTGTTGTGGCGACTCAAAGATAAGGAAAGGCGGATCGAACTGATGCGATATGTAAAGGGCTTCTTCAGTTCCGCCGATGTCCACTAAAGGCAGATTCAGAAGCTCGGCCACTTCGTCCGGGACCTTACGACCGACCTTATCGAGGAGCTGTCTGTCCTCGCCGGTCGTAATACGATAGTGGTTGGTCTTCTTTGACTTGTACCAGACGATGCTGATATCGGGGTCTAAATCGATGGATAGGGTATGAGACTGCGCACCGTGTCTAACGTGACCTAAACCAGACGGAGTAGTGAATACGGCTTCAAGAGCTCTGACAATAGACGACTTGCCGTAGCCCGATGGACCTACGATACAAGTGAAGGGGCCTAACTCGAGAGTTAGATCGGACCATACTTGATAATCCTTCAGCGACAGATTAGTGATCACGTTTTCTCATCGAGAGAAAACCGACTTCTCGCTGAAACAGTGTAACACTCTCTTTATGCACCCTTAAACGCAACGCAGGTGGGTAATGATAAAGAAAATAACTCAAACCCACCATATTCAATAATAACGAAATATCATAAATAAGACCGAGACGATCTTCACTTTGACTAATATAGGGTGCTCCCGTATTATCCCACCCACCATCTCCGTCAAAGAAACCTGCCAGATATCCTCGCAAGCGCTCGCCATGCTTCCGAACATGATGTGGCACTTGCTCTTTTAACTTCCATCTACCATAATTCTCTCGATATTCATGATCACTAGTCATCAACACAATAAGACCATTCTGATTATGAACAGTAATCCGGACACCTTCATTAAACAAAACATCAAACACAAAATCAAAGACATCAATCTCATGATCAGCAAAGAACCACCGAATTCCCCCAGAATGGTAAGAACCGTCCGAGGCGAACCTGCCCAAGACGGCTCCTAATTTCCAAGCTCTAGAATGATCTTCGGTTATCAATGGCTATGTTCACCATTCAAGAGGACGTGACCGCAAGACTTGCAGACGGCTGCACCCTGCTCAACCAGAATACCGGCGGAGGTCCACAGCTGTTCCGCTAACGTCAAAGTAGGAACCTCGTTGGCCGCTCGTGTTAGCGCATTCATCAGACCCCAGAGAGTAGACTCTGGTTCTTGAGCAAATGCATCCAAGATGTAATCTGAGAGAGCGGGCGAGAGACCGAGTGGCTTGAGCAGAGTCATAAGAGTCTCCTCTGGATCCTTGACATTAGCCTTGGCCAGTTCATGAGTGTTTCCATTATAGGCCTCTCTCATACTGAATATCTCTGCCGCACCTTCTCCGATGGCCAGATTTGCCGCTTCTGCTGTCTTCAGTGCTCGGCGAGGCAATGACCAAGTCATCTCATTGATATAAATCCCATTCGAACAAGTCGGACGGAAGAACGAGAGTGTAGCTTTAGTCGGTGAACTTCCATCTAGAGATGATCTAAATGCGACACCAAAGTAGATATCATCTCCGACATTCACTTCGAAAGCGTTCTCTGCTGTGACAAAGACCGAGAACTGACCGATACCGGAACGTTGCTTTGTAACAGTCATACCCTCATCGGGCAATGCCGCTTGTACGGCCGAGATTAC